TAGCAACATCAGCTGCTCCTGGTCCACAGGGACCTGTTCAGATTTTTTAAGTAAATCTGCACTCATTAATTCTCTTGATGTCTCTAATGATACTAACCTTGAAGTCAGCTCTGTATAAGCAAATACACCCATTGCTACTAAAATTATGAGGCTAGCAACCGTTTTCATCGGCATCTGTACAGCAGCCGACTCTGATATGTTTAGTGGTTTATTGGACACCTGGACCTCCACAGAAAGCCAGAACAACTAACATTACAATCAATAAACCTGTTGCATAATAATTCATCCTGGCTATCTCCATAATTATTATTTAACTATATAAGCTATGACTAAAACTGCAACTACAAGACATTCAATCTTATGTTCCGACCAGTAATGCTTAGCTTTACTTTTTATTTTATCAATCATTTTTTTTCTCCTCGATTTCATAGAAGAACTTGTCGGTATCTTCTGTCCGCCATGCTCTACTATCTTCAACATTCCACTCAGAGGTTTGCACCTTCCAGTCAGGAATATTATCTTTCACAGTGAAAGAAGGTATATCCCATATACATCTGTTATTAGGTTGTGCTGCAAAATTACCGTCATCGAGGGCAATTATGTGTGCGCACTTATGTTCGTGCGGAATCTCTGAATGATCAGTGTCAAGTATATTAGACTCTGGATGTGCAAAGTCAACCGTAAATAAGTATTTACCTGGGTGCCATTTCTTGTCTTTTCCTATATACTTACCGGATTGTCCGTCTAATATATCCCAACGATGGACAGAAGGATAATAAGAAAAACAATTCCAGAGCTGTAGTTCATCAAGTCGTCTTGTGGGCACTCCGGATGGTTCAAATCCCTGTTGAATAAACGCGCTAATTGGTAAGCGATAAAATATTGCACCGTTTTCCATAATAGCATGAAATAATATAGACCTACCTGTAAGAGCGCTAAGACCAAACACAATGCAGTCTTCAACTTCTCCATGATGTTTTTTAAGATCATATAAATATTCTCTTTTTATTTGTGCATAAGTTGCCGGTATGTTTGCATTTAAATAAGCCATAATTTATCCTCATTTTATATTACCCCAATTAGGACCAGATTCATAGTCCACCTTATTAGGTACTTCTAGTTCTACTGCAGACTCCATAATTTCTTTTATCTTATCTGCATTACCATCGACCGATATATCAAGTTCATCATGTACTTGTATATGCGGTATGATACCTTCCTTGTATAGATCAACCATAGCTTTTTTAGTCATATCAGCTGCTGATCCTTGTATCAATTTATTCAATGCTTTGTATGTAAAGGCACGCTTGATCCCTGGTCCGTGTTCCAAGAGCGCGTCTTCATGATTTAATGCTTTATGTATCCCGAACTGGTTAGGCTCCCATAAATTAAATCTACATCTACGTCCAAGTAAAGTTCTAACTCGACCTTTGTCCTGGGCTCTACGCATTACACTTTCCATTAACATTTTTACAAAAGGGACTTTGTCATGGTACGTTCTAAATAGATCATCAGCATTTTCTTTAGATACACCTAGCTCTGCTTGTAATTTATTTTTACCCATACCATAAAACAAACCAAGATTAATTGTCTTGGCCTGTGATCTTGGAATGTTAGCCATGTCAGCTACAATCTTATGAAAGTCTGTGTCTGGTTCATCGTTGTATGCATCAACAACTTCATTTACTTTATATAGATCATCGAGACTGGCATAGTGTGTAACCAATCTAGGTTCTTGTTGTGAGTAGTCAAAGCAACCCCAAGTGTGTCCTTCTTCTGGTATAAATAAACTCCTGATCCGTGGTCCAAGTTCCTTGTTCCGTGCTGGTATCTGCTGTAAGTTTGGATTGTTGTAACTGAATCTACCGGTCACTGTACCACCTTGATCGGATCTAATTTGATTGATCTCTGCATGGATACGACCTTTGTGTGAATGTTTTAATATTGTATCTATAAAAGTTGTATGTGATTTATTAATCTCTCTTGCATGTGCTATGGCTTTTGCAACAGGGTGAGTTTGGTTCTGTAACCAATTTTTAGTAAAACTTGGTGCTTCAGTTTTTAAAGTTCGTTCGTAAGGTAATTCTAATTTATCAAATACTTCGGCTATGGATCTTGCGGCCCAGATCTGTACATCAATCCCCGTTACTTTTTTAACTTCTTGTAAACATTTTTTTTCATCTGATACTAATTCTTGTTTTAATTTGTGTGCTGCTTCTACATCAACACGTACTCCTAAGAATCTCATATCAACAAGACATGGAAATAAATTTGTTTCAAGATCAAAGATAGATTGTACATCTTCATCTAGTATTTCTTTTTTCATTTCTTGCCATAATTTTAGAGTCAACACTGCATCTTGCTCGGCATATTCTCCAACATACATTGCAGGTAGTTTATACATCTCAGACTTAGCATCTATGCCCCAATGCGCTGCAGTTTCCTTCAATACAGCCTCATTTTTGCCTATTCCGACGTAATCACGACCCAAACTACCTAAATCGTATCGAAAGCGATTCTCGTCCACGAGAGAGCCAGCAATCATGGTATCTACTATCTTACCCTGTATTTTAAGGCCCATAGACCTAATCCAACATACATCGTACATTGCATTGTGAAATATCTTAATTGAAGGTGTATTTAGTACATCTTGAAACCATTTTATGACCATGTTCTTATCCATGTTACCACCACCTTCATGTGCGATAGGATAATATCCAGACCAACCTTCTACAGCTACAGCAATTCCAACTACTGCACCATTACCAATCACAGATCCTGAACCTGTTGATTTTAAATCTGGGTCCTTTGTCTCTAAGTCAATAGCAATCTCACCATGTTTTGATAAATCTGGAAAAGATTCTGGTGGTACCCACTCTGTTTGAGGTTTAAATATAGGTTTCATTATTTAATATCTTTCATTTTGTTGATTTCTAAATCACAGTAGTGCTTTATTTTCTCAAGATCTTCTATCTTATTTTTGTATAAATATCTACAAACATATTTCACAACGTTGCCCTGAAAGAACGAAAGATTATTTTTAGAAATAAATTCATATGGTTGAATTACAAAATTATCTTTGTAATGTGTTCCGCCTACCTGTGTGTCTTGTGGGAATGCTTTGTCCCAATCATCATTGTGTGTCATAGATTGTATGCCTTCTTTGTTTGTGGTTCGATTATATATAAATTTTTCTCTGTTCTTGTGCACGCAACATAAAATAATCTATGTGTATCATCTGGATCTTTTTCATAATCTATAAATGCTGCACCAGCCAAGTCTGTTATTACAACTACGTTTTCTCTTTCATTACCCTTAACGCCATGTATCGTTGATATACTAATTCTAGGATTCTTATCTAAGTTCTCTCCTGATCTAATTAATTTTTTTATTTTTTTTATGTCTTCATCACCTATTTCATTTAAAGCTTCATCCCAATCAGACTCTGTTTTAAGACCATACTTCTCTTTCAATGTATCTATGTCATAGAATCCATCTTTAATTATTGTTTTAAATAACTTTGGATCCCAATTATCTTTAGTCATCTTCGCAACTATCTTTTTAATATCATTAAAATGTAGAGGTACACCTTTTCGTAAGTCATTCCATTTTTGTATAATCTCATATATATTTTTTACTCTTGGCACTGCATTTCTTCTTTGCCAATATAATTCTTTTTCATCTAATATGTTTCCAATACCTGCTAGCATATAGTTTGCTTGTGCTAACACTAACCATCTACCTGTTGAAAAATCTACTTCATGTAGATCATCGCAGTATTTAACAGATCCTTCTTCTTCTTTTGGCAACCATTCTTTTTCTACTCTGTTATGTACTTTTTTTATTATCTTGTTTGCTAGTGCAAAAGGTGCTTGTGGTACCCTTTGTGATTGATCTAGCACGGTTCTCTCACCTTCTAAATTTATGAATGTACTAACGTGTGCACCATTCCATCTGTATATGGCCTGGTCATCATCACCTGATATGTATGAGTCTTGACACTTCTCTTCTATCTTCTTAACTAATCTCCATTGTACTAAACTTAAATCTTGTGCTTCGTCAACAAACATAACTCTTAAACTTGGTGCTTCTCCACTCTCTATAAATTTTTCTAACATATCTGGAAAATCAATTAGTCCATTCTGTTCTTTGTAGTTTTCTAATTCTTCAACTATGATTTCTAATTTACTTAATTGTATCTTTGAGTTGTTGTTTAAATGATAAAATTTTATTGGGTCCATCTCTTTTGATCGTGCTAAGTTTATTAATTGTATGTATGGATCTGGAGAATAGAATATACCCTCGTAGTCTTCGTCTTGTCTTGCACCTTCTAACTCTATTTGCATCTTCTCTGATAATTCTTTGTAGTGTTTTGGTTGCATCACCTGGTTTCTGTTTACACCAAGTTGATTAAAACAAAATGAATGTAGTGTTTGAAAGTATGGTACATCATTAAATGATAGTTTAAATTTATCTACTGCTCTTTGTTTACCTTCTTGTGCAGCGTTCTTACTAAATGTAAAATAACCAATCTTATCCGGTGGTGTATTAGCTAGAAACTTTTCTATGTGTCCTAGTAATGTATGTGTCTTACCTGTACCTGGAGGACCATAAATTACATGACGCATTAGTAGTTCTCTTTCTTAAATGTTTTTGCTTTATATGTTTCTGTTTTCTTATCAAATCTAGCTACAACAAATACAGATAGTTTTGTTTTACCTACACGTTTGGTTGTACAACTTAAATCATCTTTTAACATCTGTGATGTTCTTTGATATGGAACTCTCCAATGTTTTCTTGATAGATAGTTGTTAAAGAAGTTATCAAATACAAAGTGGTGAAACCCTTCTTTGGTATAAGTACCTCCATTACGTAAATCTTCGTAGTCATCTTTTTGTATTCTGTTTACACAATAATCTTCTAAATAATTATTTAATATATCTTTTGTGCTTGTACCTTCTGCAGGTTCTGTGATCTCCGCATTACTTAATAATGCAGTTGTAACTTTCTTCCAATCTCCTGTCTTAACTGTTGGAGGATTTATTCTTAATTGTTTAATACATTCTTCTTGAAATAAAACTTGATTAGCTAAATGTTTTGCTGAGTCTAAATATAATCTTTCACCATCAACATTCATGTAATAGTAAGGCTCTTCCAAGTTAACTACTTGTAAGTCTGTTAGACTTGGAAACACTGGTTCTTGACCTATACCAAATTTTCTTTTCTTACATAATTTTTTATCACACAAACTACACATGGGTTGATCATTACATTTGTAACCCCATTCTTTTTTGTCATGTTGTTTTATAATTATTTGTACTTCTGTATCTGACAATGGTTGTTCCATTGCTGACTCATTAAATATCATTACTTTTGTTTTCCAATTTTCAGGCCATTTAGATTTTGCATATACACCATAATGAAATAGTGCATTGTTTCTACCACCTTCACCAATTTTATTTTGTGCCATGAGTTCTATACATGGTGGTCCATCTGAATAAGGAGTCTCTGGTCTTTTAATTT